ACCCTTTGTACCATAAGTTGGCATCGTCATTGATGATAATCTTTCTAATTTTGTGTATAGTGGTTTTAACTCTGCTTTTGATGTAGGATACACCTGAAAGTTAAAACTTAAACTTCTCTCAAACGTAGAATATTTGTATGCCTGGTCAGCTCTACCATTATATTTGAACGAATCCCAAGATGGTGAGAATGTTTCTGTAATACCGCTTACAGCACCTCTGAATTGTATCTGTGAACCACCACCATAAACATTAAATAATAATTTGATTAAATCGGGTTGTGATTCAGCACCAATCCCATTCATGTTAACCAGGTCACTTTCTAAAGAGCTATTTCTATTACTCCTATCCGCACCGGCTTCGGGTGCAGATGGGAATCCAACACGACATTCAATGTTATCTGTTACATAGTTTTGGTCATCTGCTCGTTTCTTTCCATTTCCAGTATAAAGGGTTCTAAAATCATTGAACGTCGTATCACCAGCAACTCTTTTTGGTATGTTACCATACGCAATGGTTTCATAATTTTTAATTATTTCACCAGCGGTAGTATTTTTTTCAATAGGATGTACATTACCTTCAGTATTTCTTTCTTTTTCAAATGGACTTTCTTTTGATGTATGTGTAGCCTCTACGTTTAATGCACCATCAGATGCTCTACCCTCAGTTGTATATGAATTCCATATCAATCCTAAATCATTACCTTTGTAATCATCAGGAGAGCCCGTTGGTATTTCTGAACTTCTATTCTTCTCATATGTATATTCATCATTATGAAGAATACCCACTTTTTTATTAGCAGTATCGTTAGGGTCTGATGTTGGTTTTCTTTCTGGTATAAATTCAGTATATGGTTTTATCTCTTTACCAATATCACTATTATCGCTATCAAATGGAAGACCTGGCAAACCTGATTGATTAGTTCCACCTTCAGTTGGGTTATATTGGGTTTGGATTGTATATCCGCTAAATAAATCTGGAAGTGTACTTACATTTCTAGATGGTAATAACCCATTCGGAATTAACCCATATAATGAGTTAGGGCCGCCCGTACCAAGAGCTAGAGTATTAAATTGTTCACCAACAAATTTACTCGTACTGATTGTGTTAGCTGCTATTGTAAATGTTTCATTGTACAATTGTATCAATCGGTTTCCAGTAACTGGAACACCAAGGGTTACATCATCAATATGAGTTAATTTCTTACCTTTTTGTGTTGCGCTATAAGTTTCAACCTCAGGGTCAAATGGAGTGAATCCGTGTCGTTTTGGTCTTAATCCTACAAATCCACCAATTGCTGATGCGATTGTGTTAATAGGAGTCCAAGTTTTAGTTAACCGCTTACCAGTAAGGGTTTCTACATTTGGATTAGATGCTTGTAACCCCACATTTTTGATTCCCCATAGTAATCCATTTACAGAAATCATCCACTTACCAAGTCTAACAGCATCTACTACCGACCTATCAACTGCAGTAACAATACCACCTCTAACCAACCCATCATCGACTGGGAATCCAAATCCCCACTTTTGAGGTTCACCTTTATCGATTGGTTTTCGTTGAATACCTCTCATAATCAATGGATGTGCAAACGCAGCCGTTCCTAAATTAAATGCATCATCTCTAAGATTGTATTTGTGATACATTTCATCTAAGAATGAAGGTGAGTTCTTCATCTCATGCAATTTAGATATGCTTGGATTTGTTAATTCAGTATCTACATAATACTTTGTATCAAAGTTATATCTCTGAGTCAACCCAGTTTCTTTACCCACTTTGAACTTACCATATCCAGCTCTGAACGATAATCCGTTAAATGCCCCACTAAAGTTACTATATAATGAACTTACATTATCAAACTGAGTATTATCAGGATTTATACCAACAAATTTAGTTTTAGTTTTATCAGTAAAGTTCTGAGTAAATCCAATTGCCTTATCGTTTGTAAACATATCCACAGATGGTGGGGTAACCGCCTGCTTATCCTTGTTGTTTGGGGTTTTGAAGTTTTTTGGAGTAGTCTCGCCTAAGAATTGTGCACCTAAATCCATATCGCTTGGAGTAGTTTCACCTAAGTACTGAGATTGATTATTCATCTCAGTTGGGGTTGTTTCACCTAAGTACTGAGATTGTGGTGCAGCTGAATTTGGAGTTGTTTCTCCCAAATACTGCGATTCATTGTTCATCTCAGTTGGAGTTGTTTCTCCTAAGAATTTTGATTCTGGTGCAGCTGACTTCTGAGTTGTTTCTCCTAAGAATTTTGATGTATTATCCATAGGAGTTGGGTTGGTTTCACCCAAAAACTTAGATTGTGGTGCTGCTGATGTAGGGGTTGTTTCTCCGAGATAATTTTCGGAATTATCCATTGTTTTTGGTGTTGTCTCCCCTAAGAATTTCTCAGAATTATCCATTTTAGATGGATTTGTTTCACCTAAAAATCTCTCCGATGTATCCATACGATTTGGGGTAGTTTCCCCTAAAAACTGCTCTGATGAATCCATTTTTGATGGATTCGTTTCACCTAAGAATTTTTCTGAATTATCCATCGGTTGTGGATTTGTTTCACCTAAGTAGTTTGGTGAATTATCCATCTTTTCTGGTGTAGTCTGACCTAAATATCTTTGTTCCAAACTCATTCGAGTCGGTGTAGTTTCGCCTTTGAACTTCTCTGAGTTATCCATAGGTGTTGCTGATGTTTCACCTTTGAACTTATCACCCTGCTGAACTTTATTTGGGTTTACACCCTCTTTATTTGTTGTTGTTTGGGAACGTGGGATTTTCGGCGCTGAATCTACCAGTGAACTCAATGGTGTTTGGTTCTGGTTTGATTTTATATCCTCTCTCTTCTTAGATTCCAAAGGTTCTTTCTTTGGCATTCTAAACTTGGACAAATCCGATTTCATATCTTTTAGTGCCATTAGCTAAATCCTCTTGTTGATACACTCTGTCTACTTTGTACTCTTGTTATCTTCTGTACTGCTTTACCATCGATGTTTAGTACAATAGGTTGTGCTTTAATATCACTGCGTAACCCTTTTATCTCTTCTAACAATTCTGCGTTTCCACCACTACTACTATCTGAACTCTCAGAATCACCACCACCCATTCCGAAGAACTCACCAAGACCCATTAATGTAGGTGCTAGAGCTGCTAATCCGGCCATTGCACCGAATATTGGTATTGCGAGTAATCCCGCACCAGCTACTGCTACCAACCCACCACTTATAGAGTATAAGGCGCTTGATAGTTGGAACATCGGTGATACTAAATCACCCATACCACTCATAGATTCAGTAACTATCGACATATTATCCGCTACCGATGCCAACCCATCGCCAGCATCTTTAACTCCTGGTCCAACTTTTCCTAATTCTACTATTTGGTCTACTAATCCACCACCAAACCAACTAGCAAATGCACCTACTAATAATGATGCTGAGAATGCCAACATACCAACCGATGCCAGCATCAAAGCAGGTCCTAATAGTAACAATCCTGCGATTGCTTCTGGTGTTATCGCACCTAACATTGTTACAAATCCATCGGCTATTGCCTGAATGATTGGTGGAACTGCACTCATAACACCTACAATGATATTACCAAATGCTTCTACCAATGGTGATAACAAAGATAATGCGTATGCGAATGGAATCATCGCAGCACCTAATAATGCCATTAATCCAATACCAATCAAAACAAACACCGCCGTACCCGGATTACCAAATGCTGCCAAACCAGCGGCTAATGCTGTAAAGTTTGCTTGAATTATAGGTCCAGTTGCTGGGATGGACATGAATGCTAAGAATGGAATTGCTAATAATCCTACTGCAAGTGCTGGCCCAACCAACATCATTGTTAATGCACCTAATGCACCTTGCGACATCTGAGCCAAACCTCTACCTAAACCTCCAAAGTTTTCTTCCAATGCCTTTAGTTTAACTTTACCCATAAACAATAGGAATGGGATGGATGGAAGTGCTATAACAAATGCTGGTCCTGCTAATGCAACTACACCAACACCTGCTAATACTTTAGCATCACCCATTTCTCTTAAACCATCGGCTAATGATTTTAATCCACCACCACTACCTTGTGCGGCTTGGCCTGCTTGCCCTCCGGCATCTTGTGTAGATTCCATTCCTGGAACTCCACCACCACCACCTTTTTTCTTAAATGGATTCAGATTTTTCAGATTACCAATACCTGTACCTCTACCCTGCATAGTATTTAGGATAGCCATTTGTCCGATGTATGCAATCAATCCAGTAGTTGCTTCTTTTAAACCACCAGGCACTCTTTCCCATATCTCCATTGCGGTCGTTGCGGCATCGGCCATTGGGCCAGATTCTTCAACAGTTGCACTTTGAATTTGAATCATCTCTGCTAACTTATCCGCACTCACACCAATAGCTTCCGCATATACCTCTTGCCCACGTGGTCCGAGCTCGGCGAATTGTTCAGCGGATATCTTGGTCTGTTCTATGGCATCCCGTAGTGCATCATCCTTGCCTGTATTCTGAAACTCCAAAGCGGCTGCCTGCATAGCACTCATACCTTGAATTTGGTCTTGTGTTAACTTACCCTGTAACATCACTCTGGCTTTAGATTGAGCTTTCATAGTACTTTCGATATCCATCATATTATTAGCAATATCCTGCATATCTGAAAGGTGTAATCCTTGCTTACTTAGTTCGATTGTTTTTTTAGCGAGTAACTTTATTTCTTTTTCGGTTAGTCCCACTATTCGTCTCTGCTGAGCTCCTAAATCTTTGAATACACCACCCGCCATCACACCCGCATCTTTAGCCATATTTTTGATGTCGGTAGTTAGTTTTTTAGAATCACCTGTAGCACTATCAAATGATTGTGCTAACTTAGCTGCATCTTCACCACCAACACCAAATTTAGTCATTTCTGCCATTGCGTTACGCATATTGTTCGTTAACCCAGCAGTTGTACCCATTGTTTCTGCAAAATCTCTAGTTGCTTGATTCAACTCCTCTACACTAAATCTAGAAAAAAGAATTTCCGGTGATAGGTTTTTGAACCCTTGAAGCATTGCTTGCCCACCATCCATACCCAATTCTTTATTTAGTTCTGATGCGAATCCAATTGTGTTTTTAAATGCTGCTCCAATCTGTTCAGTTAATCCTTTGAATAGAGCCATAGATGCAGCAATACCAGTACCTGCTTTGAGCATATCACCCATAGTACCTAAACTGGTGTATAGACTATCATTAGCATCTTCGTAATACCCATTTATTTCATCAGCTAAATCTTTACGCTGTTTCTCCTGCTTAACTAACTCTTCGGCATCCTCTAATTGTTTAAGTAGTGCGATGCCAATATCTTTATTAACACCCTTATACTTCTCAATTATCTCATTTTTCTTTTCTTGTATTGATGTGAGTTTTGATTCCAAGTCCTTCTGACCTTTTATCTCAGCTATCAACTCCTTTTGAGCAGTGGTTAGATTTCCAGTCTTTGTAATCCTATCTTGCAATATGGCAGACAGATTTCTTTGAATCGCCTCTTCACCTTTTACAGCTGCGATTCGTTTTTGTGTATCTTTATTGAAATCTTCTGCCATTTATAAACTCAAATTATAGAGATGTTTGATTCCAGTCTACTGGTTTTATGTTGTATTTTTTAAGGATTCTCTGATACTCTGGGTCTTGAGTAAGCTTTTCAAGTTCCTTTTCTTTGTTCTGCTTTTTGATATTTTTGAAAAACCTATCAATAAATCCTTCAGATAACCCTTGGTTTCTGAAATGTTCTGTTAAGTTTGTTTTTGTAAGTCTAGCCATATTAGGTACTCCATTTGTTCTATATAGTATAAATATAGAAATACCCAACAAAATTGTTGGGTATCGCTATTATCTTCTTCTTGATTTTGCTTTCTTCATTTCTTTATCATGTGCCTTCTTTTCAGCTTCTTTGAATTCTACAATTTTAGTAATGTAGAATGTTCTAGCCCAAACAGGCATATTATAAACATCATTCCATGTAAATCCACCATTTCCGTGATAAATTAAATCAAAAAGTTGTGAGTGAAGATGCTTTCTGTAATTAGGATTTAGGCCAAAAAAACCCGATATCCATCGGCAGTAGCATCTCTCTCCTTTCCCCGGTCTCCTCAGATATAAATTCATATGTTAAATCAACATCTGGAACAACTGTATTTATGTACGCTCTGAGGGCCCTTGAGTCTACCGCAAATAATTCGTTATCCACAAATTCGTTTATTAGTTTCTGGTCGGTTTCACCATCAACTGATGTGATTGTGTTTTTTAACCTCGTCGTAAGTTGCCTGTCGGTTGTATCTTTCATCCGGCGAGCGGCTTTCTTAGAATCCTCTAACTGATGTTTGATTTTTCGCTCCTTACTTTCAGTTAATGCCGAAAATGTAATCTTTCTTTTGGATTGTGGTAACTCAAACTCAAATTCATTTTTGTTTAGTTCGGTTTGATTTGAACCATCGTACTCAACTGCTTCGAATTGAGTTAAATCAATAACATCTTTTTGCTTATTTCCTGGTGAGGTTGGGTCATCAATCTCAACTTCGTAATCCTTACCATAACCTAAGATTCTGGCGGCAATCATCACTGCGTTCTTATCACCCATTGTGATATCAACGTATTTGACTGGCTTACCTTCACCATTTGAAATAATTAGGGATTGGAACAATCGGTCTAATACCGAACCATCTTTGATATATGACTGTGTTGTAAGAATATCCTCTTCTTTTGCGGTCATATATTTCATTTCCACTTTTCCTGATGATAGTGGATTATCCTGTGGGTATATCAACCCTCTGGATGGTAACTCTACGATTTCAGTAGGGAACTTATAATCAGATACCTTCTGTTGTTCGTATTGTTGTTTAGCCATCTCCACCATTTCCTGATTGGAAGTTGGTGCAGTGTACTCATCTTGTAATTGCTTTTCTGTGCTCATAACATTACTCTTTGTTTTAAAACTATATTAGTGGTTAACCTTATATAAATATGTAACTCTGGATTTATAAGTGAAAAAACCCCAACATTTCTGTTGGGGTTCTCAATTACCAATTTGTAATTAGTAGTACAATCCGAAAATTAATATTGTAGTATTGCGTAATCGTATGTAAGTGTCAAATCTACAGTTGCTAAATCTTCACCTGTGTAATCCATATCTGAGAACTTAGCCGTTTGGATGTAAGCTCCCTTCAACGTCCACTCTTCTACTTTATCACCAACAGGACCCAAACTGTTAAATGTGATATCCTTCTTGTAGAAATCAGAGTAACCGTCTCTACCAGTTACAGATTCGTGATGTAAACGTACCCACTCCATTGCGGCTTGTGCTGCTGATGGAACTACCGGGTCGTACAATGAAATTGCTAAATCACTCCACTCACTTCTACCCTTCACGTATCTTCTAACGTTGATATGGTCAATGGTAACTTTACCATTTGTTATCTCAGGTCTGTTGGCCGCTTTCACTAAGTACGCTGGAATTCCTTCGATGTACATAATGAACCTGTTCGACATCTTCGGTTCGAATGATGTGAACATTACTTCTGTTGGGTCTAATAATTGTGCCATTTATGTCTCCTATTATCTCTTTCTAATAAATATAGTTCTTTTCAAAAAAGTATTTAGTCCCCCCAAAATTTTCGGGGGAACTAAATTATCTTTCATTTACTCTGGAAATGCTGCCCCAGTTGGTAATACATTGAAGTCAAGAACTATGAATTCCGCTGTCTTAGCTGGTTGTAAGAAAATCTCACCCACCATAACGTTTCTATCGATTACGTCTGGTGTGTTGTTAGTTTCATCCATTACAACACGGAATGCGTATAAACCTTGTCTTTGTTGGATTGATTCCAAGTAAGGGTTAACGATTGATAAGAATCTGTTTCTCGTAGCCGCTGTGTTGTTTTCGAACACTAAGTAACGAGTTGAAGAAGCGATGAACTTCTTAACAGCAATTAACAATCTTCTTACATTGATTCTATCCAATGCTGATGGTTTAGCTTGTAGTGTTTTCTGTCCGAATACCGTAACACCCTGACCTGGGAACGTAGCGATTGGATTCAATCTACCTTCGTAAAGTGTATCTCTCTCAGTTCTTGTCAAACGTGTCTTAGCTTCGATAACCGAAGTTAAACCACCTCTATTCAAACCTGCTGGAGCGAACCACTCAGCGGCAACCTGGTCGTTAAATGCGATAACGCCTGGTAGAACTACTGATGGTGGCACCCATACTGGTTTGTTCTTATCTGTGTTAAGAATCTTAACCCAAGGGTAGTAAGATGCTACATAGTTTGAATCAAATGACTGAACTGCGTTAGTTGCAGTTGCGATTGAATCACCCCATGCGGATGCATCCATTACAAAGAATGTATCTTGTCTATCTTCACACATATCTTTAGCGAATGTGGTTACTGAAGAGTGGTATCTGTGGATAAGACCAGGGATTACCAACATATTGATATCAAACTCATCTGGGTTAGATACTGAATTGATTGCTTTTCTAAATGCTACAGTACCTGTTGCGGTGTTCGAAGAACAATCCCATCCTTGTGTGTTTCCAGCACTAATATCATTACCAGTGTTAACAACTCTGTTTGGTTTGTATCCATCAAAACCACCTTGGAACGGAACTAAGAATTTCTTAGCTGATAATGTACCACTTAGTGCTACAGATGCATCAGCCGATTCATCACGACAATCACCTAAGTAGAATGCAGTACCTACAGTAGCACCATTCGATGAAGGTGTTGGTGCTAAGAAGTTTAAGTTATCAGTTGTAGCGAAATCAAAGTTATATCCTAAAAATGCTTTCTCATTGTAAGATTCGTTGATTGATTGTGATACAACGTATGATGGATTTGGTAATGCGAACTTACTTCCATAAGGATTTTGTAGTGCTGCGAATCCAAATGGTACTAATGATTCATCGATACCTTTGTTAGCAACAGCAGTTGATACTTCAACTCTGATATTTGCTGAATTGTTAGGGTAATCACCATTAGTTGATAATTTACCATTTGCATCAACAGTAATGTACTTATCACCAATCACTCTTGCGATATAGTTTGGTGAATCAGGGTCTAAGTTAACGTTTTGGAATGATTCCACTAAGTTAGGTCTGATATCTGAATCAACCACACCTACGAATGGTGTTCCACTAATTTTGTCTTGGTCTACTCGTCTAACCACTACAGTGAATGAACCATACTCAGAACCTGCAACAGTTCCAGCTGGTTTGATATCTTGGATACCCACTTTGAATTCGTAGTTAGTTGGATTACCATGTGATAACGTATAGAACTTAACTAAGTTAGTTGTGTTACCACCAACTTTTTGTGAAGTAATCCACGGAGTAGCTGCCTCAGCGTAAGCGTTTTCATACGCAATATCTTTAGCAACATCAATTGTTACTACAACTTCCTCATTGGTTGCAAATGAAGCAGATTGGAATGTTTTGAAGTTTGATAGTACATATGCATCTTCAGAACCTCTAGCCCCAAATCCGAACAACTTAGTAAAGTAGTTATCACTTGTAGGATTTAACGATGCTGAGTAATTAGCTTCGGTTGCTTCAGAACCACTCAATGTTAATGTGAACAATGATGCTGATACATCAGATGAGCCATTGTGGTCTACTAATGCTGATGAATCAAATACATTTGTATCTGATACGATTTGTGTTGTTGGGTGTAGTACTGCTACTACTTTACTACCATACGATGATGATACTGTCAATGCCACTGGGTTTTCGAGTGTGTATCCACCTTGTCCTAATACCCTTACGATTGTTGCAGTTCCGGCATCTTCCAAATAAGATTGAGCAGTATATGGTAGATATGAATCTTCTGTCAATCCACCGAACACTTGCTGAAACTCTTGGAAAGATTGTACCTGTGTTGGAACGAATGCAGGTCCTTTAACTGTAGACCCGATTAATGCTGCTCCGATTTCACCAATCCCTTGAGGTAGAAATGACAAGTCCTTTTCTCTTGTAAATACACCAGGACTTACTATTCTTTCTGCCATTTGATTCTCCTATTGATTTCTTTTGGTTTTTAATATATCTATAAATACATCAAAAAACTCAAAACGATTATATTTATTGGATAGGAGTGAAAGTACCTTCTTCTATATTGAATTCCCCATTACCATACTTCTTTTGAAATTCTTCGGTTAGATTTTTCTCATCTATCCTCAGTTTTCTAAATGCATCTGATAGGTTGTTCTTCACAGCTTTAATATTTTCAAGTACTAACTCTGCGTTTAGAATTTCAGCCTCTACCTCTCCCAACTGAGAAACAATCTCAGTATATTCCGTTCTGAATTTTTTAATTCTATCGATATCCGATTGTTCGATACCGATTACTTGCTTTTCTTCCATTTTCTTAACGTCAGCCATAACTTTTTAATAAATTTTTGATTTCAAATACGTTTCAGTATATAAATATGAAAATTTTTTCTCAAAGATTAAATATCTGCTCTTAATTTCCAAACCACTTTTGATGTACCAAAAGTTTTGGATGTATTTATCTTTGTTCCAGTGTTTTCTGGTATAATATACGCTTTTGTGGTGAGTGTTACGTTACTTCTAACCAATCTTTCCTCACCAACACCATTTGTGGTTTCAAATGAGTAAGATTCTCCCTTAATTTGGAATTTATATCTATCTCCAAACGCGCCACCCTGAAAATATACGATTTGTTCAACTAATTTGTTCAAATCTTCCATAAAATCACACCAAACTATCACATCATACTGAATGTTAACGTAATCTGGTCTATCTACAATGTATTTCTCTTGCACAGGTCGTTGGCCAATCAATTCGGAAAATGCATCATACCTATTTTCTCTGGAATACTTTTTTACAAATGGATGTGATGTATCTTCATCGGTCAAAACCTTCAACTTAGAGTATTCGGTGTTGATATCCAATGAATTTCGTTTGAATGAAATCAAAGGAGTTTGTACTTTACCATTCCCATCACGCATAAACCCATCTTTTTGAGCAGATGCCCAATTTTCAGGCGATGCATACATCACAGGTACAGGTATAAACTTCCCATTCTCTTCGATTGTTGGTTTTACATCTCTTTCTAAGAAATCTTTGAATGCCAAATCAATATCATAGATACCAACCGATACATTTTTTACGTCATCATTACGCCGTGATACCTGTCTGGCTTTATTCAACTTAGGGTCATCTGAAAAAGAACTCTGAGTTCTCTTCAAATCAACTTTTTCATCCCT